TGATTATCGTAGACGATGCTGTAACTCTCAAGAATGCCAATGAGTTTGAACGCCAGATCAAGTGGTTGACACAGGACGTACGTTCTCGTCTGAACCCTACTGGCAAATTAATTATCATTGGTACCCGCGTTGCTGCAGTTGACCTATACCGTGAACTGCGTAACCCAGACAGATACCCAGGTGGCCTTGTCCCTTGGAAGTATCTAGCGATGCCAGCCCTGCTGACAACGGACGAAGACCCTGACAAGTGGGAAACTCTCTGGCCAGCATCCGATGCTCCCTTTGATGGGCAAGAAGAATCAGATCTTAATGAGGACGGCCTTTATCCTAGATGGAATGGTCGTAACCTTTACAACGAACGTCAAGCTATGGATGCTTCCACTTGGGCATTGGTTTACCAGCAACAAGACATCTCAGATGATGCCATCTTTGATCCAGCGTGTGTAAGAGGTTCTATTGATGGTATGCGCAAAGCAGGCCGCTTGGTTCCTGGTCACCCAGGTCATCCACGTGATGTCAACGGCTTTAGTTTTATTTGTGGTCTTGATCCCGCTATGGTTGGTGATACAGCCGCCATTTGTTACGCTGTTGATAGGGTTACACATAAACGCTACATTGTTGATGCTATTAAAATTACTCGTCCAACGCCTGCTCAAATCCGTCAGCTAATCTTTGACTGGACTTCGCTCTATAGTCCTAGTGAATGGATCGTGGAGAAAAATGCATTCCAATCATTCCTTACGCAAGATGAGGGAATCCGTGCGAACTTGGCCTCTAGGGGAGTGTTACTGCGGGAACACCATACTGGCAATAACAAATGGGACTCAGGATTCGGCGTTGCATCAATGTCAACTTTGTTCGGGACCAAGCAACACGATGGTAAGCACCACAGGGACAACCTTATTCACTTACCTTCTGACCAAACTGAAAACATTAAGGCGCTCATTGAGCAACTAATTACCTGGTCGCCTACGACTAAAGGTAAGACCGATATGGTGATGGCTCTTTGGTTCTGTGAGATCCGCGCACGTGAGATGCTCAACCAAGGTATACACGCAACACATCATATGAAAAACCCTTTCCTGTCTCGTTATGAACAGGGCAAGCGAATGGTCATCAACATAGATGAACTACTTGCAGAAAAAGATCGTACATTTATCTAAGGAGAAATCTTGTTATCAACTAAAGAGGTTGCAGCGAAAGTAGCACGGCTACAAACACGCTACGCAGCACGTGACCAGAGAATGCGCGACGTGCTCTCTGTACGTCAAGGTGACATCTCCAAGGTATACCCTGCGATGTTTTCAGAGGAATACCCAAAGCCTTTAGTTGCAAACTTCGTAGATGTAGCAGCACGTGACTTAGCAGAGGTAATGTCACCTCTACCATCATTTAACTGCGCAGCTACCAATATGGTTTCTGACTCTGCGCGTAAAGCTGCAGATACTCGTACCCGTATCGCTAACTACTTTGTCTCTTCATCTGACTTACAGATCCAGATGTACACAGGTGCTGACTGGTTCAACACCTACGGTATGCTCCCAGCAATTGTTGAAATGGACTATGAAACCAATAATCCGAGAATACGTCTGCTTAATCCTTTTGGTACTTATCCTGAAATTGATAGATTTGGTCGTACCCTCTCAATCTCGCAGATAATTGCAACAGATGCTGAATCACTTGCGATGCAGTATCCAGAGTTCTATGACCAGATTATGCCAAAGAATGTCTATTCACCTGGCTCACCGTATGTATCTTTAGTTCGCTACCACGACAAAGACCAAGACTTAATCTTTATCCCAGAACGCAAGAACCTGGTTCTATCTAATACGCCTAATCCATTAGGCAAGTGTTTAGCAAGTGTAGCAATGCGATCATCTATTGATGGTGAAGCTCGTGGACAGTTTGATGATGTTCTATCAGTCCAACTTGCTCGTGCTCGCTTTGCAGTATTGCAAATCCAGGCAGCAGAAAAATCTATCCAAGCACCTATTGCTATTCCACAGGATGTGCAAGAGTTGGCATTGGGACCTGATGCAATTATGCGTTCTGCTAACCCACAAGGTATTCGTCGTGTTCCACTAGAACTTCCTAATGGTGTCTTTACTGAATCAGGTGTCCTAGAGCGTGAACTACGTACAGGTGCTCGTTATCCTGAGACTCGTTCAGGAAACATTGATGCATCTATCGTCACAGGTCGTGGCGTACAAGCACTACAAGCTGGCTTTGATACACAGATCAAAGCAGCACAAGCACAGTTTGCTCGTTTGTTTATGGACCTTGTGTCTATGTGTTTTGAGGTAGACGAGAAGATCTTTGGCAATATGACCAAGGAAATCAAGGGCGTTGATGATGGTACTCCATTTAATATGAAGTACATTCCATCACGACAAATTGCAGGTAACTACGGCGTAGATGTCCGTTACGGCATTATGTCTGGTATGGACCCAAACCGCGCCATCATTGCATTACTACAAATGCGTAGCGACAAGCTCGTATCTCGTGACTATGTACGTCGTGAGATTCCTATGGAGCTTAATGTTACGCAGGAGGAACAACGTGTTGACATTGAAGAGATGCGCGATTCTTTGCGCGTTGCTGTTGCTCAGTACGCTCAGGCAATTCCAGCCCTTGCAGCGCAAGGTCAAGATCCTAGCCAAATCATTTCCCGTATTGCAGAAGTTATCCAAGGCCGTCAAAAGGGTCTTCAGTTAGAAACAGTTATTGAAAAAGCATTTGCACCTAAAGAACAACCAGCAGCTCCAGAGATGGCGATGATGCCAGGAGCACCAGGAACTCCAGCAGCAGGTGCGGCCCCCGTACCTGCCTCGCAGCCAACTCCAGAACAAGGCGGAGCGGCCCCTGCTGCTGGTCCAGAACAACGTCCAGATATAGCAACCCTGCTAGCTTCTATTAGCGGCGCAGCATAACCGAGGGAGGTGTAAATATGAACAAAGGATCACGTGCAGCAGCACCTATGTCAAAGCCAGTTGAAGGCAAGAAGGATACCTCAAAGCCAGCAGGCGGCCAGGTATACTTTGGAACAACTCCAGCAGGCCAAAGAGGTACAGCGGTAAAGAAGGGCTAAGTAAATTTTAATTAACGGAGGTACTGGGCGTGGATAATAATAACAAAGTTCCACGTTCAGTACACTTCGCTGATTTTTTAGTAGTGCTCGCAGGTTTTGTACATAACGTTGCAAGTTCTGTACAGACTGCAACAGAAGAATTAATGGAGATAGCTGTTTACAACGCTAACCGAAACTCAGAAGTAAATAAAGCTTGGGAACAATTTTCAAACGATTTAGAAAAGATACAGGAGGATACCGATGGTAGATAGCCCATTACAAATTGGCGGTCCAGGAAAATTCTCCGTACGTGAAGACTTACCACCGTCACAAAATTACGGTGATCGCAAGGCAATGGCAGAAGATATTGCAGGTGCTTCTACTTCTCCTAAACCATCTGCGCGTCCAGCACCCGTAGCAGAAGTTGCTGGTGCCGCAGCAAAGGCGACTCCATTGGTTGGGATGTTCGCACCAACACAGCGTCCTGAAGAAGATATTATGACTATGGCTGGCCCACCAAAGCCAGCAGAAGGCAAGTTGTCAGATACACTTGCAGCATTACTTCCATACGATCAAACTGGAGAAATTTCTGTTCTCTATCAGATGGCTTTATCTAGAGGTCAGTAGTGGGATCAACTTCCAATAACATTAAAGCTATATCTGCTCAAGCTGGTTTAACTCCAGCACAACAAGAACAGATCAATGGCTACATCAAGGCTGTAGACTCGCACCAGAAGTTAACATCTCTTCCATCTGACGTTGCAAAATTAGAGTACTCAAAGTTAACTCCAGAGCAACAGAAGTCGTTAAAAGATAACTTTGGTAACGTTGAGCAAAAGCGTGGATGGTTAGGAACAGCACTTCACTACACAGTAGAGCCAGCATTTAATATTGTTGCTGCTCCTGTAAAACTAGCTTTCAAAGGTGTTCAAGAGCTTTCAGATTTAACTACACGTGCCTATCGCACAGCAGCAATTGCTATTGACCAAAAGGTTGACATTGGTAAAGCGTGGACAACGGCCAATGACAAGGGCGATAAGGTATTTAGTCCATCACGTATGGCAGAAGCAAACCGTATCTTTGGTACGCAATATATGTCTGTAGCACAAAAAGTCGCAGAAGGTATGACACTAGACCAGATTATTGCAACTGGTACAGAAGAAGAAAAATTAATTGCATCTAAAGCTGCACAAAAGAAAGATCCACTCTTTCAAGATGCACTAGATGCAGCCAACGCTGCTAAGTATTCTCCAGGTAGATTTATTGCTAACGCTATCCTTCCGCAAAAGTGGGAAGGATCAGGTGCTGCTTACAAGGCTATCTCTGGTTTGGGCGATGCAGCATTTCGTGTATTTGCAGATCCAACTTTATTGCTTGGTAAAGCAAAGAAGACATATGACATTTCAAAGTATGCGTTAGATAATATCGTTGGCGATGCTGGCAATGTACAAAAGGCATTTCAAGTTGGAAGTGTACAAAAGTTTGACCAAGCTTATGTTGGGGCATTGAAGAATTACTCAATTGCTCGCAAGGCAGTCAAAGAAGGTGGCGGAGATCCACAGGCTTTAGTTCAAGCTAGTATCGAACTTAAGCGTATTGCTCCTGAATTTGGTGATGATGTTATTGAAGCTATGCTTAAAGAAGGCGTAGTTCAAGCTGGCACTATGAAGAACTTTCTTTCTGGCAGCGAAGAGATGCTTCGCATCCTCAAGGGTCAAGCAGGTCGTCAAGTTCAATTACTTCCACGTATGGACCTTGCACGTCAGACTCGTATCGCAGCAGTTACGACTGGTAATAAATTACTACGTTTTGACCAAGCAGGAAAGCGCGTTAGTCGTGAAGTCTTCACTGACCAAACCACTATTGGTGGTATTGAAGCAGAGCTAGTACGTCAGACAAAGTTTATTGATACACGCACAGGTGAGGCAGCAACTGCCAACACTCCTAAAGAATTTCTCAAGCAGACTGAAAAGAATCTCATTAGCGAGATTGAACGTAAGACTGCAAAGATTCGCGCAGATGGTGCATTCCGTATGCCATTGGATTATGTCCAAGATCGTATTGATCGCTTTGCGTCTAAGTTTTCAAAAGTCCCATTTTTCCGTGATAATTTCTTTGACCCTAACGCAGCAGATGCTGGTGAAAAAGTCTATCAATTAGCACGTCTTGCTAATACTCGTTACAACTCACGCCTATTTGCAGAAGCATTCAAGGCTGGAGATGAAGCACAGAAACGTC